GTAATTCACATCACTCGCGATGTCGCTGCGCTTCTTGCTAGCAACTCAAACATGCTTCTTCACGAAGAAGGAAAGCCTCACCTACAAACATTCGGTGGCACTCCAATCATCGTGGGTTCTGGCTACTCTGGTACTGGACCAGACACCGTGACTGGCGCTGCTGCGTCAGCCACCAACAAATGGATTTACGCCACAGGTACCGTCCGCACTTATGTGGGCGATATCGATGTCGTGAACGACAGTCTCGCGCAAGCGTTCGACGTGTCGGGTAATGCGAATGACATGAGGCTAAAGGCAATCCGCCCAGCGGCAGTTTACTTTGACACCTCCATCCACCTTGCTGTGAGAATAGACCTCACAGCCTAACCTAAGGAGAACAGCCAAATGGCTACTCAAGAATATGCTGCTAGCATCCAGGGTGTGTCAATTCGTGTCACCCGCTTGGACGCTGTCGGTAACTTGCTAAACGGACCTGGTGACTCGTACACCACTTCTGCATTTATGCGTGTTTCGTTTACCCCTGAATATGAAGAGGGCGACGAAATCACCGAGAAGAACGCTAACGGCGTTGTTTGTGTGACCTACAAGTCTCCAGACACCCTAAAGCGTATTACTATGGAACTTGCCATCTGTGAGCCAGACCCAGAAATCTCTGCTCTAATTTCAGGTGGTTTGTTGCTTCGCAAGAACCTAGGAACCTTTGCTAACCCAGACCTAAAGTCTGTCGGTTGGGCATCTCCTGGTGTTGGTGACGACCCTGCTGGTAACGGTGTTGCGATTGAGGCTTGGTCTCACGCAATTGCTAACGGTAAGAAGGCTTCTAACCTTCCTTACTTCCACTGGGTATTCCCATACGCTAAGTTGCGTCAGTCGGGTGACCGTGTAATTGAGAACGGTATGCTCGCTACCACTTTCGAAGGATACGGTCTTGGAAACACTCAGTTCCTTTCTGGTCCAGACGGACGCTGGGAGTTCCCAGTTGCCGCTGAGCGTCCATACTCTTATGCACGCACCGACTGGGCACCGACTGGTCTGAAGGGCTTCTACACTTGGTCTGACAACAGCACCAACCCGATGTACTTCACCAAGGCTGGTGTTGTCGATGCTTCGACTATCACCATCTCTGGTGCTACCATCGCTGCTGGAACCACTAACGCAGTTGTCACCTTCTCGGGTGCACACACTCTAACCGCTAACGATGTTGTGAAGGTTCAGAACCTTGGTGTCGACTTCAACACTGACAGTGTCACTTTGGCTTCTGTCAACGTTGCTGCTAACACCATCACTTACACCATCCCTGGCACCGCTCCAGTAGGTAACGTAACTGCTACCGTAGGAAACACTGCTCGCATTACTGTTCTCAACAGCGCGACTGAGTCTCCTCTGTACACTGAAGTTACTTCTATTCCTAACGGAACCACTGGCTACAACGTCCCAGGTAGCGTCTCCTTCAATGCTGATGCTGCTATCGACCGCGTAATCGTTTCCAACGAGGACCCAACCGCTTAGTAGTTGGTTGATACGGGCGGCACGAGTTGTAGAAATACAAAGCGTGTCGCCCGTAACACTAGTGAGAGATGTAGATATTTATGACCGTATTATGGGTACAACCTAGTGACCTAGGTGACTACGAACTAACCGAGTATGCCCAAGAAGCCTGCGAAACCGCATCATTTTTGATGTGGGCCTTGTCTGGTCGTAAATACACTGGCACCACTACCGTAACCGAACGCTATGTATGTGCTAAGCGTGCCTACCGCCTTGGCGCATCTTCTCGTAACTACGGTGGTATTTTGGTTGGCGGAGAAGTTTTTAATATCCCAATCAATGACTTCGACAACTATGCCGAACTAGTCGCCGACGGTCTAGCCCCTGAGTCTAGAATTCGTCTACGCGGTAAGAATGTCACAAAAATCCACGCTGTCCGAGACAGAACTGGAAACATTCTTGACCCTTCTAGTTATTACTTAGTAGACCACTCGGTTCTACAAGCGACTGCTGGAGTCCCTTGGACTCCTTGTAACGTAGAAATTACCTATACTTACGGTTCTCCAATTCCTGCCGCTGGTCGTATGGCTGCTAGAACTTTGGCTTTAGAATTCGCTCGACTATGGTCTGGCGACGACGACTGTGCTCTCCCGCAACGTGTCACTTCTATCTCGCGTCAGGGAGTTTCTTACACGCTTCTAGACAGTCAAGACTTTATTGACGATATGCGTACTGGCGTTTATGCCGTTGACCTATTCCTAAAGTCAGTAAACCCTGACGGAGCCAAGCGTCGTTCAAAAGTGTTCTCGCCTGACGTCCCACGCGCACGTCGCTACACTCCTAAGACCGCAGTTCTGACCGCAAACACCAGCGTAGACCTGAGCGTAGTAAAGAGCACTCCAGCAACTTGGAATTCCAACACCGCTAACGCAGATGTGACCATCTTCTTTGACGAAGTTGGTTGGACCCCACAATTGACTGTAAGCAACTACGGTGGCACTAAGTCAGTTAATGTCTCCAGTTCAAATATCACGGTGAATAACGCTAGTGAAAGAATTACTTTTTCAATTCCTTATGCGGACGCTTATAACGCACTAGGAATCATAGACCCTGGAACATGGACACTCTACGCCACCAAAACGGTGGGAAACGTAGACACTGTTTCCGAAGTAGTTACTGGGAACCTAAACATCAAGTTATACAACTAATAAAGAAAGAGGAAAAAATGTCAAGAATTATGACTAACTTCCGCGCTGAAGACATGCCAGGTCGACCAAAGAAGACCGTAGCAAAGAAGCCAGTAGTGAAGAAGGCAGAACCTAAGCCAGTTGTAGTAGAGCCAGTGGTAGAAGCAGAAGTAAAGCCTGCTAAGCCAGAGGCTAAGCGCACTACTGGTGGCGGTGGCACCGCATCTTTGGTAGCGGAGTAACAAAACAATGGCGACTGAAATCGATAACTGGGGTGTCTCTGCTGACGCCATGAACCTCAAGGAATTCCTAGAAGGAGTCCTTGAGCGCGTTGTCAACACTTTTCAGTCTTACAATGTCAACTTACCAGCGCGTCAGTATTGGAATATGGGACAGCCAGCCGTGGATTGTGAGCAGTTGGTTGTCTCGTATCTCCAAATGTATCTAGGAACACCGGGTGCCGAAATCTCTCAGCCTATGAGGTGTCACGTTCCTAGAAGCGCAACTTTAAATATTTCTATCTCTAGAGCCACTCCCGTAGTTAGCCAGAACGGTAGACCACCTTCAGCAGACAAAGTCGAAGCAGCCTCTACGATGCTGGCAATCGACTCTTGGGTTTTGATGCAGTCAATCAATGAGTTAGACCAGTGGGATGACACTGGATTTGGTATCGGAGTAATTGCTACTTCTGAAGTAGGAGAGCCTCAGGGTGGATTCCAAACTGTCTCTCTAAACATCACTATGGCGGTCCCATAAAATGCCTGCTGGCGGTTTAATTCCAGATAGCCCGTGGATTTATGGGGCGCAGAGGCTTCTTAGGGGTGGACGCAAGGCTATTAAAAAGGGCGTTTTTGCTGGCGGTGGCAAGTTTAGTTACACCGTTGCAAGAGTTATTATCTACGACGCTAAATTAAACTCTTTCCTAAACACTCGCTCTGGTCCACTTTGGTGGTATCTAGAAGTTCGACTTGAAAAAGCAATGAAGGGTGCGAGCGTTGCCGCTAGAGGCAGAAAAGGATATGGAACTGGAGCACTTAGTAACTCACTAAAGAGTTATCACTTAGGAAACGCTAAAGGTCAGTTTCTAGGTATTAGAGCAGAAAAACCTTACGCTGCTGCCGTTCACGAGGGCGCTTTGCCACACGTAATAAGACCTAAAGACCCTAACGGAAAACTAGTGTTTTTTAGGAAGGGAAGATTGATTGTTACTAGGCAAGTAAATCACCCTGGAATACAGCAAAGAAGCACCACTAAGTACCTTTCCAGCCAACTCAGGCACTTCCTGGACTAGTAAAATAATAAAGAGGAAATACTCATTTTCTACACAAGACAACGCATATAGCGAGAAAGAGAAACTACAGCAAAATGACTGATAACAAATTCAAGGACTTTGGTGCTGGACCAGACACGTCTTCACTACCAAAAATTTCTTTCAAAATCCACGGCGAAGATTTTCACGCCGTGCCAGCGGTTCAGGGAAAACTTCTTATTGACCTAGTCAGAGACGCGAACTCGGATGACCCTGTAAAGCAGAGCGCGAGCATCGAGATGTTCTTTGGTTCGGTTTTGGAAGACGAAAGCCTAGTTCGATTCAATGCCCTTCTAACAGATAAGCACAGAATCGTAAGCACTGAGACTCTGGGAGAAATCGTTGGCTGGCTAGTGGAGCAGTACGGTGACCGCCCGGAAGCGCAGCCAGGGGCTTAGCGATTTGGGCGCTTGACCTCTGGCCTTATGTGAATGGAAAAGCGTTGATGAGTGGATTACGACTAACTCAGATGGAGATGTCTGAAATGTTGGATGTAATGCACTACATCTTCGAAGAAGATATGACGTTCAGCACTGGGGAACAGGCTGACGCCCAAACTGAAATTAGAAAATCTTTGTATAAAGAGTTGTATCACAAGGACTACAAATACAACAGAGGTTCTGGAAAAAAGAATACGGCAAGTGGATTTGAAGACATCGAAGGATTGATGGAAGAAGATGCGCCTGTAGTCCCTGTTGACCCTGTCAAAGAGTCTCAGAAGGTCAAGGCATATACTCCTCCAACAAAACTAAATGCGGACAGTCCCCTACCGTTCGGAAATGTGCTAGACGCGCCTATCGGCTAGCACTGTTGGAATTTGTGAAGGAGGTGAGATAGTTGGCAGTAGTCGGTGAAGCGCACATTATTGTTCGCGCCATAACTGATGGCGTAAAAGATGACATTAAGCGTGGCTTTAGCGGTGGTGGCACCGCTGGTAGACGCGCTGGTGAGAGCATCGGTCAAGCCTTCAAGCGCGGTTTCAACGACGGCGCTTATAAAGACAAAAGCATCTTTGGTAAGTTGGCTCAAGGACTAAGAACCGCTTTTCCTGAAGCCGAAAGAACTGCCAAAGCATTTAGGCGACTTACTAGAGTTGGTTATGCACTAGGACCACTTCTAAGCATCTTAGGGCAATCTATATATAGCCTTATCGGTGGTTTGGTTGCTTTAGGTGGCTCCGTTCTCGCCGCCGTTCCATCATTGATGGCGCTAGTGAACGCATTTGTTGCTGTTAAAGTTGCCAGTTCGATAGCCAAGTTTGCCCTAGGTGGTATTGGAAAGGCGGTTTCTCAAGCGGCCGCGGCATCGGCAAAGGCAGCAGACCGAGAAAAGGCTATTAATGATGCCAAGAAGCGTCTTGCTAGGGTGGTTGAAGGAAATATTGAACGTCTTGCTCAAGCGGAAAACCGTCTCGCAAAAGCAAACACAAACTTAGCCAAGGCAACTAGGCAAGCATACGAAGAAATACAGCAACTTGGTTTTAGTGCCGAAGAAGCGGCCATTGCCGAAAAACGTGCTGCTATGGAACTGGAAGATGCGAGAGCCGCTTTAGCCAGAGTACAAGACCTACCACCTAACTCACGTGCCCGCAAAGAAGCAGAACTTGCATTTGCCGAAGCAGAACTAAACTTACGTAAAGCAAAAGACCAAGTAAGAGACTTGGCAGAAGAACAAGATAAATACGCCAAGGACGGAATCAAGGCTAACGAAGGTTTTGCTTCTGCCACCGAGGAAGTTGCAGAGGCTGAAAAAAATCTTACTGACACTGTCATCGAAAACAAGCGTAACGTAGAGGATGCTGAAGAAGGATTGGCTGAAGCCAAGAAGCAAGCCGCCGCCAACGACCCCTACGCTGGACTGACCAAGTCTCAAAAAGACTTTGCTTTATTTTTGTTTGGCATTAGAGGCAAATTAGACGAACTAAAAGAAGCAGCGGCTAAGGGCTTCTTACCTGTTCTAGAAGAACAAATGAACCGTCTTATGAAGAACGGTTTTTACGACGTTCTTAAGCAGGGCTTTACTGACGCTGGCGTTGCTATGGGGCTATTTGTCACAAAACTTGCTGATGCTTTTTCTGAGCCAAAATCTCAACAAGACCTAGCCGCGTTTTTTGCTTCTCTAAAAACTATTCTTCCAATTGTTGGAGAAATCCTAGGTAACGTTTTTAAGAGTTTCTTGTCTCTCCTCAAAGCGTCTGGTCCAGCCACCGAGCGATTCCTAAACTTTATAAATAAAAACACTGGCGTTTTCGCTGACTTCTTGGGTGCGTCTGAGGCGGACGGAACTCTACAAACTTTCTTCGACAAATCAGAATTAATGGCTGAAAAGATTCTTGGAGTCTTTGGCAATGTCTTCAAGGGCATTGGCGGAATCATTATGACCAACTTGGACATAGATTCACCGGGTGGAAGAATTATTAGTTATCTAGATGAGATAACTGGCAAGTTTGCCACCTTCGCTGAGCAACCAGGCTTCACCGAAAGCATGGACGCTATGGCTACCAACTTCATAGCCATAAGCGACTTTGTTTTAGGTTTGATTGACTCCCTAGGTGGACTAGCCGTAGACACTAACGTTGCTACGTTCTTCAATACTCTTACTTCCGAAGGCTTGCCAATCTTCCAAACCATCGTCTCTGAACTTGGCGCAGTGGGTCCTTCTCTGGCTGACTTTATTGTCAATATGCTTGAGTTGATTGCTGTATTTACTGACTCCGAGGCTCCTAGCACATTCTTCGATACGTTGAACGGCGCTCTAGAATTCCTAAACCCGATTCTAAAAAATGACACGGTTAAGGGTTTTATTGATGGTGCTGCTCAGGTATTTGCCTTTACCAGTGCCATATCTCTAATCGGTGAAATTGGCGGAAAAGCCTTTGACGTAGTAATTGGAAACCTAATTGGTGTCTTCGATAAGTTTGACCAAGTCAAGCAAGTTGCTGGAAAAGTAAAAGAAGGTTTTGGCAAAATTGGCGAAGTCTGGAAGAGCGGTCCTTGGGGCAAGATTGCGATTATTCTTGGTGTAATTATTGCCGCTTTCACCGCTCTGTACGCTACAAACGAGGAATTTAGAGCAGCGGTAGACACCGCTTGGAAGTCAATTCAAGATGCCTTCGGCGAAGCAATGAAAACAATTGGTCCAGTATTGACCACTATCGCAACTGCTTTCGGAGACCTAATTAAAAGTTTGATGGGCGGTGGAGAAGGCGGTGGAGAAAGTTTCTTGACTGGCATTGTTACTTTCCTTGCCGAGGGAGTCCAAAAACTTGCAGAATTTATTGCCCCGCTTCTTCCTATGCTTGCTGATTTTGTGGCGGACGGACTAACTGCTCTATTTGACATCCTAAAAGACCTCGCTCCAGTGTTTATGCAAATGGTAAATGACCTTTTGCCAGTTTTCAAAGACTTGTTTGCCACTCTTGCTCCAATCTTTGCTGACCTAATGAAGACTCTTGGACCCCTAATTGCTCAGGTTATAAAGGCTTTGATTCCAGCATTTATGGGAATTATGAACGCCATTATGCCTTTGATTCCTATTCTTATCCAGTCCCTAGTTCCGATTATCAAAGTTTTGGCTGACGTATTCGCTGCCGTTATCCCTTTTGTTGTTGACATAGTGAAGCAGTTGGCTAAGTTCCTAGCGCCGATTCTGGTCACAGTCGGCGAGTTTATTGGTGAGATTGCTAAGCGTCTTCCAGGTATGTTCAAACTCTTTATGGAAGGCTTTAAGAAAGTCATCGACTTTATCAAGCCAATCATCAACGGAATTCTCGGCGGTATTGAGGGATTCGTAAACGGAATTATTGACGGTCTAAACTTCCTAATCAAGGGCGTAAATAAGATTAAGTTCAAGGTCCCAGACTGGGTGCCTTTTATTGGTGGAAATGAAATCAAGTTCACCATCCCAGAGGTTGGCAAAATCAAACTTCCTAGACTTGCTCAGGGTGGAACTGTAATGCCAAGCCCTGGCGGAACTATTGCTCAAATTGCCGAGGCTGGACGTCCAGAGCGCGTAGAGCCACTAGACCCTAGCGGTCTATCTAAGCGTGACCGCGCAATGATTGAATTGTTGGCCGGGCGCAATGGCGTTGGTGGTCAGGGAGTCACTGTAAACGTTTATCCAAGTGCTGGAATGGACGAACGCGACCTAGCAGAGAAGGTTTCTCGACAACTACAACTTATGATGCGTAGAGGTGCTACAACATAATGACTCGTATAAATCTTGTTCCTAATCCGTCATTCAAGAACGGAGACATTACTAAGTGGGCTGTGGTAGGAGGAGGCACCATTGCTGCCAGCACCGATGAATATTTCATCGGCTCGCACTCGCTATTTGTTACTACCGCTTCTTCTGCCAACACTGGTGTAGCAACTTCTACTACCCAAGTTGCAGTTTCTCCAGCAAGACAATATATGGTTTCGGCTTATGCCAAACTTCCTGCTGACGCTGACGCAACTAATCTAAAACTGCTTTTGGCTTGGTATACAGACGTCAGCGGCGCTACCCAAGTTGGGTCTACTTCTTATTCTGAACTGTTTACTATCTATCCTTCAGATGGTTGGCTCAGGCTTTCTTATTTAGCGACCGCTCCTTCAGGCTCTAACGGACTGAAAGTCGGAGTTGTCAGTGACACCGCTACGGTGGTCGAATTTTACTTAGACGCAGTTATGGTCGAGCAGGACATTTATCTGAATGGCTACACGGATGATTTGACTCAAGAGCAGGAAAACAAATCTGTAAACGATGCTCTAAGACCTTTGCCAAATCCATACATCACTGGCATGCAACTCAATGCCGATGTTATTTTGAACGGCTTAGTGCTAAACACGGTTGATGAAAATAACGTGGTTTGGGTCTGTACTGGAATTGACGGTTGGTGGACTATGCCAGACGTAGAAATGCAGGACATTCCTCGCGGTTTAGGCGATGGTTCTTACGATGTAAACGGTAGATACGCTTACAGAAACATCACCCTCACTGGTTCAATTCTTCCGCCAGACCCATCTCTCGTTCCTGCTTCCAGAGACAAACTGGTTAGAACTCTAGATTTGGTGCGAAAGAGTGGATGGTTGCTTACTGATGAAAAACCAGTCCGTGGCTCTAAAGTCAGACTAAACGGTATTCCTTCTATCGAGGTAGTGAATCCTAGAGGTCGCATCGACTTCAACATATCTCTCAAGGCAGTAGACCCAGTGAAGTATGAGTGGGTTGTTGGAGACCCTGAGGGCTACCAAGTTGAAACTGTAAACGTGGGTAGCAACGCGATTCTGACTAATAACGGAAACACTAACGTCACTGTGTATTTGACTTTGAATGGATTCCTAAGCGGAGGAACCGTTATTAGAAATAACACAACCAATCAAGAAATAGAACTCATCAATGACATCAACGGTGAGTATTCTTACGTTGGCGACATCACTCAGGTCTCTAGAACTGGAAACGTAGCCACTATTATTGCTGACACCACCTACCCTCTTGTTGCTGGTGATTTGATACAGGTGCTTCACGTAAACACCGCTGGGTTCAACACAAACACAGCAGCAACTATTATTTCTGTGGCAGACGTAGACGCTGACACTATATCTATAAGTTATGCCAACACTGGCACCAACGTTGCTAACACCGTCCCGTCTCCTACTGGAGTTCTGGCTTTGGGTCAGGGCGAGTTTGTAGAAGTAGATACTTACGAGCGTTCAGTGGCTTTTATCGGTCTTAGTGGTTATCGCTCTAAGTTGGCTACCTTGGTTGATTGGATAGTTCTACAGCCTGGTGACAATGAAATTCAGTTAGTAGAGAGTCTTACTCCTACCCCAGCAACCGTTACTAATAAGGCTCTGACCAATAACGTTGCTACTCTGACTTTTAGTGCTTACCCTAACTTTCCAGTGGGTGCTTCTATAGTCGTGTCTGGTGTAGATGCCACGTTCAATGGAACTTATACTGTTGCTAGTGCCCCGACCAAAACAACTATTACTTACGCAAAAACTGCTAGCAACGTTGTTTCTGCTGTCTCGACTGGGACCGCGCATCGGCACGGGGACGGTAATTTAGAAGTTTTGTTTAAGTCGGGTTGGCTCGCGTAATTTATAATGGTTTATAGAGACAACAGACAGAAGGTCGTAGATTATGGCAGATAACCTCATTCAGTATCGCTACTTTACTACTGACCTACTTACCAACCAAGTTTTGGCAGAAATACCTTTTAAAAGTGTTTCATACGAGCGTGCTCTAAAGGCTGCTGGAGGGTTCTCTGGTAGCGTGCCAGTTATTTCTGAGACTGACACCTACGACTTGTATGACTCGACTATGCCTGGCAACACTGGTCTCTATGTAGTTAGAGACGGAGTGTGCGTATGGGGAGGCATTATTTGGTCAAGGTCGTACAACGTAATTACCAGAACTCTCTCGGTAACTGCTAACGAATTTCCAAGTTATTTCCAGCACAGAAAGATTTGGAAGACTTGGGCGCACGATTTTGAGGCTTCGCTAACCGTAGCAAATAGCATTTGCACTGGAACTTTGGCTTTGGGTTCTACTTATGAATTTGCCGTTGGCTCTAAGGTAAAAATTGATTTTGTAGACGCTCAGGCTGTTAGCGGTTTCTACTATGAAATTGACTCTTTTAATAGCAATAACGATACCTATACGTTCACAACTAGTAGCACTTCAGAGCCAAATGCTAGCGGAACCACTTACACTATACCTAACGGTGACTACCCAGTGGCGCAGGTAACGGTTCGAGTCGATACCTATGACTACTTTAGAAGTTTAGTTTCAGCAGTTGCTTCGGACTTTTCTGGCATTTCTTTTGCGAACGACGAGATAAACCCCGAACTTCGAATAGAAGATTACATAGTTTCTAAATCTAAAACTAATAACATCGTAACCCTTGCGGTTTCTGACACTCACGAACTAATTCCAGGTCAAGAAATTCTTGTAGAGAACGTCGGACCAGAGTTTGATGGAACCTACAACGTGATTGACGTCACGTCTAGCACATTTACTTATAGCGCACCCGGCGCAAACGTTGCGGTTACCGCAGTTGCTAACTCGACTGTAGTCATCAATACCGCTTCTGCTATTCAGGCTAGTGCAACTCTTACCACGAATGTGGCGCACAACTTTTATGACGGTCAGGTCCTGTCTATCAGTGGAGTAGACCAAACTGGGTCTCAGGTGTTTGACGTTGCTTCGGTGATTGACGTCACGTCTAACACTGCCTTTAAGTATTCAGTTGGCACTCCTAGCGAATACCCGACTATCAACTTGGTTCCCGGCACGGCAACTGTTGGCGCTAGCACCCAGTTTGTGGTGGTTAGGGATGTCTACGCAAACGCTGTGACGCTTACCACTGCTGACCCTCACGGCTTTAGCGTAGGCAACAACGTAAACGTTACTAATATATTTGACATCGCTGAGATAACCTTTAGGGAAGTAAGTAATGGAAAAATTACCTACACTACTTCTACTAATCACGGCTTCACTGTGAACAATCAAGTAATTGTTTCTGGAATCTTGGACTTCTCGAATGTTATCTCTAAGTCTTTGACCGTAACTAGCCCTGGCGTAGGTAATTTGACTGTAACCACTAGCGTTCCTCACGGTCTTTCTGTAGGAAGCGCTTTGACAGTTGCTGAAATGTATGACAACTATGACGTTAGTAGTTATTCATACAGTAAAACCTCAGAGACTCTCACCATAACTACCGCCACTAACCACAATATGGCTCCAGATGCTCAGGCTGTCTTTACGCTAAATGGAATCCCTATTCTTAGTTACCCAGTGGCAAACGTTGCTGTAACTAACGGAATAGTGAACTTGAGTGTTTCTGGTGGACACAACATTAGAGAAAATGACTCGATTACAGTTGCTGGATACCCCGCGGCATCTGGTGCTAGACAGTTCAATGCCATTATTAGGGAAGACTACATAACTACTGTAGTAATGGCTGAACCCCACGGTATTCCTCAAAGTTTGTTTGATGAGCGTAAGGTTACAGCAACAATTGACGTTACCAACGCTCAGGTAGACAACAACCCTCCTGATTTTGCTCGTTCTTCTTTTGAGAGAGATAACGTAATCTGCTCGTACCTAACTCCTACGGCCTTTACTTTTATTTCTTTTCAAGGCTCGCAAAACACTAATCCTTATACAAACAATACTTCTGGACTGGGAACGGTGGTTTTTGGTGGCGCTGTTACTGGCGGTATAAACGGAACTCACAAAGTGTCGGAGGTTGCCGCCACTACCATCACCTTCATACCTACTGTCTCTGTATCTGATGTTGCCACTACTGTCATCGCTGGAATGACAGTCCAGCAAGACGTCAACCCTCTAAACAAGTCTTACACTGGCATTACTGCTGTGACTGCTAACACTGTTTCGGTGGCTTTTGAGGGCTTCGAAAACGACATAACCACAACCTCAGCGGCTAGTGCCAGCATAAACACCACAAGTATTTTTAATTCATCTGCTGCCACTGTGACTGCTGTCCCGAGTAGCACTAGCATCACTTACTCTAAGAGCGCCGAGGGCGTTAAGGTAAACGTCACAGCAACTGCCTCTACTAGCGGTCAAGTTACAGTACTAAGCCCTGTGATGAACGGCACTTTTACTATCAATGCCATACCTTCAACTAACGCATTTATCGTAAACACAAACAGCACTTCTGCCATCGGATATGGAAAAGCATCTCCATCTAGCGTTGCAAAATCTTTGGCTGACGTCACTGGAAACAACCTGACTATTACTGCGGTCAACACCACGGCAAAGACATTTACCTACTCGAAATTAGCAAATAACTTTATTAGAGCGAATGTTTCTGGCTACGCCACCGCTATTTCTACGCCTAGAGTTATTTATGGAACTTACGGTGGATTTACGTTGAACTCTGACGTCGGTAACTTCGGGTTTAGCACCAGTGGATATTCTGGCAATAACGTAAACGCTGCTGACTTTTTGTATCGCGGATTCTCTCTCACTAACGTTGGTGAGGCGCTAGATAAGTATTCAGATGGTCTGACTGGGTTTGATTACCGAATTGACTGTTCGATTGACCCAGTTACTGGAGTCTTCAATAGAACCTTTGTTCTGATTCCTATTGACACTTTGGCAGCCAATCCGCCCGCCCCCGGTCAGCCAGCATCAATCCAAGCATTTGGCGCAGACGAATTTGTGTTTGAATTTCCGGGCAACATTAGCGACATCCAACTAGAAGAAAGTGCTGAAAACTCGGCTACTAGGTTCTTTATGGTTGGAAGTTTGGAAGGCGGAGGAAGCGACCCTAGCCAGCCCTATGCCGTGGCTTCTGCTAAAGACCTGCTTTATCCAACAAAGCGTGGTCAGAGAGCGTGGCCTCTTCTAGACGAAGATGCTAACGACGGCAATATCTTTGATGAGACCACTCTTTATTCTTACGCTGAAAGATACCTAAAAGAGAACAGACCACCTGACGGCAGAATTAGCGTTTCTGTGAACGGCTCGGTTGAGCCAATAGTTGGAACTTACTATCCGGGCGACTGGTGTAGCCTAGTAATCAACGACTCGTTCTTCCAACTACGTCTATCAAGCGACCTTGAGCCAAGAGATGACGTTTTAGTTAGAAAAATCGAGTCTTACTCTGTCTCTGTTCCAGACAGCATTACTTTCCCTGAAAGAGTTACTTTAAACTTATTAGCAGATTGGCAGGTGGACCGAATTGGCGAGTCGTAGATATAGAAGCAAGAACTCTCTCAATGGAAATATTGTTCACGTAAACAATCGTTTAGCAGATGTAGAAAAGCGCAAAACTATCAGCACCTTGGGTGAGGGTGTGGTTGATTCTGTCGTAATTGGTAACGAGGCAGTCGGCACTGGCTCCATTCAAAAGCAGTCAATTACTTCTGACTTGATTGCTTCCGATGCTGTTGGAACTAGTGCTATTCAAAACTACGCTGTTACTGACCAAAAAATCTTTAGCGTGGATGGAAGTAAGATAACTGGAACTATTTCTGGTACCAGAGTTGGTAGTGGTGTAAATGCTAACAACATTAGCGTTGGAACTTTATCAGTGAGCGTTTTTCCTACTACTGGAGTAAGCGCAAACATTATTACTGTTGGAACCATAGGCGCTAACGTCATCGTTTCTAACTCGGTTAGGTGGGGTGGCTACAGACTTATTGCGGTCGCGAACACCAATCCTGTTGGTGGCTCAAACGGCGACGTTTGGATTAAGATAGCGGACTAGTATGGCAGTTACTGGTTCCATAAGTTTTGTCAGTTCTACTACAACTAGTATTACTGTTTCTTGGTTCATAAACACTACAACTTCTAGTTTTACTGAAGCGGCTGGATTTGGTGCTGGACAAACGCTTTTTGATTATCCTTTTGGCGCTAGCAAGCCAATCAGCGGGTCAGCAACAATATCTGGACTAAGTCCAGGCACTGCCTACGATTTTTCTTGGTATGCCCAAGACAGTCAAGAGATTCAGGGTGGTTCTTACAGTTTTAGCACTCAAAGCGGACCTGCGCCATTTTTCCCACCGTTTTTCCCTGCGCCACCAGTTTGGACAGATAACACCGTTTTTGGGTTTGCTGCTAAAAATCAGTCTTACTCGGATGGGGTATCGGCTACTAACTCACCGACCTACTCAGTAATATCGGGGTCCTTGCCTCCGGGCATTTCTCTCAATAGTTCCACTGGTGCAATTACTGGTACTCCAACTACTGTAGGAACTTATAACTTCACCGTTCAGGCTGCTAATGGTGGTGGCTCTATTACAGCCGCGTTATCTATTCAAGTAATAGTTCCATTCAGTATCGGCGTTGGAAATATTACTAACGTCACCGAAAATAGTTTTGTTTTTGGTTATCTTGCTACCAATGAAGAAAACGCCAGTTCAGCAAACGTGTCTTTTTCTATTTCACCTGCTGGAACTATAAGTCCTCCCACGTCTTTTGTTGTTAACGCTGGCGCTGTCGATAATGGAACTAGGACAGTAACGGGTCTATCCGCTGCCACAACTTATACCTTGACGCTCAGTATGTCTTCTGGTGGAGACACTGTCACTGATACAGAATTCGTAACTACCGCAACTCCAGCCCCAAGTTTTACAGATAGTTCTGTTGCTTTTTCAGCAACTACTACTCAGGCGTATAGCGACGGAGTTTCTGCCACTAACACTACTTCTTACTCGGTCTTTTCTGGCTCTTTGCCTCCAGGCATAAATCTAAACACTTCGACAGGTGCGCTGACTGGCACGCCAACTACAATTGGAACCTATAACTTTGTAATTCGGGCAACTGGTCCTGGCGGGACCGCCAACACTGGAACGCTGACAATTCGTGTTTATGGTGACCTGACCACGCTTATGAGCGTCGACCTTTTCAACTTGACAGACTTTTTAGATGACCCTTTTCAGGCTCAGTCTTGTGACTTTAGTTACTATGCGTCTAACGACACTGACATTAGCGCAACCCTTACATTGTCAGTATCTCCAAGCGCAACAATAAGCGGTCCTAGTAGTTATGTAGTGTCTGCTGTCGGTGGAGAGGTTGGACCAGACTTCAAAACTCTTAGCAATATGGACCACGGTAGACGTTATACAATAACTGCCACCCTAACTTTATCTGGCAATTTGGCTACAGTTACGGACACTCTGGTAATTGAGAGAATGAATTACGTATCCAGCACTCCTAACCCAAACGCTGTCGACTGCCCCTATAACGAGTTTGATTTTGAGGTGCTTTCATACTCACCCGCAACTTTCAGCATAGTTAGTGGTTCGCTACCGCCAGGTCTAAGCCTAGGAAGCGCGGTTGCTGACACCTTTACTTACTACAACACTTCTTATTCTGCTACCGTTTCTGGTACTCCAACTACTGTAGGAACTTACAACTTCACAGTTAGAGCCACCAACTCTCAGTTTTATTCAGAGGTGGCTAGGCAGATAGTAATTTCCGTTGCCGAAGACTCTGGACTAGTTTTGTCTATGTTTAGCCCTTCTCAGCCCGCTGAATATTCGCCCGGTCTCTACTCAGCCAACTTTATTTTAGAGATAGATGCTAGCGAGTCGGCACAGGGTGGGGCTGGCGGACTACTAGAAGTTGTAGGCAATCCTGCTATTACTTTTAGTGATAACTCTTTCGAGATAAGCGCTGGTGCCTTTGAGCAAAGAACTATAACCGTATTTGGTATGTCAAATAATAATACTTATACGATTACTGCAACTATGACAATTGCTTGTTTTGAGACCACTGCGACTTTAGACATAGTAGTTGGGGTTTTACCCGACGGCGTAATTCACGTAAAAGTAGATGACGACTGGAAGGTCGGAACTATATATGTCAACCAAAGTGGGACTTGGAAACAGGGGAATCTTTGGATAAAGAGCAATAACGTATGGAAACTATCTCAGGGTTAAGGAAAGATGCTAGGATTTTCTTAGCGACAATTATGGAGAGAAAGTATAAATGCATGAAGTAAAAGATGGGTCTAGAACCCTACAGTTTAATGGCGAATTACTTGGAAAGTCTTCTTCTTGGAGGCGTGGCTCGACGCGCTGGATTGAGTTTGAGTTGTATAGAACCGAGAGTGGTTCGTACGTTCTTTCTAGAATAGGCATATCTCTTATTTATCACGGCGCTGCCTGCCCTTTGGTTAAGAGATACGGACTACAAGAACTATCGTTTTCTAAGATAATCAAGGACTCCATTCCTTGCGAGCAATGCCAACCTTCTGAAGAAGCAGATTTAGTGTTTCCAGAAAAGCAAAGATACTGGGCGCAGGTTAGCGAAGAGCCTATTGCCGTTCTTGAGGCTCTATACAAATATGACGATGGCGGAGCACGCTATTTGACCAATGTTGCTCAGCGTTTGTTAGAGATGGCTTCAGAAAAGGACTCAGACATAGAGGCTGTTTATAGGATAGAATTAATACCTTAGATGTAGAAAGAGTGGCTATGTCAGAAGTGCCAGAATCTCCAGCAGAGATAGATTTCAACGGAGACATCAGCCAGTTGGATGGTCAGGCAATCCATGCTTACGAGATATTTTCTTCTTTACAGAGAAGTGGATTTACTAGCCAAGACGCTCTAACCTTAGTTGGACATCTGATATCTTCTGGATTTATGGAATTATACAGACCCAACTTAACAGACCCTCAGGTGCAACTAGAACTAGAAGGCGAAGATTATCTAGGTCCAGACGACTTAGATGACGAAGATTTTATTTAGCAAATGAGTTAGACTCAAAAAGACGATTGGACAAACAATGACATCTGGTGGCTTGGAAAACGTTCAACTACATCTAGTTGACAACGTAGATAAGGCTCAGAATTTTTTGCGCTGGTTAGGTGAGCGCAGACCTCACGATGCAATAGCGGTAGACATAGAAACTGGCGAACTTCCGGGTAATCCTCGCAAGGACGCTTTCTCTCCTTGGCACGGTCGTATGCGTTTGGTTCAAGTCGGAGACGGCGAGCAAGGCTGGTCAATCCCTTGGGAGGATTGGTCTGGAGTTTTTTACGAGGCAATGGAGCGTTTTCATGGTCCTGTTGTCTGCCACAACATTGCGTTTGAGGCAAGATGGTTTGAGGTCCAGTCGCGCTGGTCTATTCCTTGGCACCGCGCCCACGACACGATGCTTATGTCGCAGATTATTGACCCATTGGGTTCGGCGGCACTGAAGAAACTGACTTCTCAGTATGTTGACCCTAAGGCTGCTGCCTTACAAACTCACTTAGATAACTCGCTTGCCGAAAACGGTTGGACTTGGGGTACTGTTCCTACCAACTTTGAGCCTTACTGGGCTTATGGCGCTTTGGACACCGTTCTTACTATGCGGCTATTCGAGCAGTTTTGGAAGCAGTGTGGACCAAACGCTCCTTATTCCATTCCTTACGAACTCGAGATGGCTACGCGCAAGATTGTTACTCGTATGGAACTAAATGGCGCTCGCGTTGACCTTGATTATTCTCAGAAGAAGTTTGACGAACTAAATGCTTATGGAGAAAGTGTTAGACAGTGGGGCTTTGATACTTACGGCACCTCTATTACTAGCAACATCCAGTTGGTTAGATTGATGGAGAAACTTGGCGCTGAGATTACCGAAACTACCCCAAGTGGTCAGAAGTCGGCATCTAAAGACCAACTAAAGATGTTGTTGCGCGATGGCAACGATGAAGTCAAGCAATTGGCGGACATCGTTCTCAAGCAGAGAAAAGCCGACAAGTTGGCTAACACTTACTTCAAAAACTTTCTCGAGGGCAACATCGATGGGATTATGCATCCTTCCGTTAGAACTATGGGCGCTCGCACTGGTCGTATGTCTATCACAGACCCTGCGCTTCAAACCTTGCCGTCTGGTGACGCAACAGTCCGTCGTGCTTTTATCCCGAAAGACGAAGACCACGTAATTGTTTCTAGCGACCTTGACCAAGTTGAGTTTCGTCTGACCGCTAATTTGAGTCAAGACCCTGACCTAATCAATCTGTTCAACGAATCTGACAGAACTGGTGGAGACGTATTTACTGAGATTATGCGTCAGGTCTATCAAGACCCAACTGCTCAAAAGTCCGACAACCGACGCAAACTTATCAAGGGTGTCGTCTACGGAAAGTTGTATGGCGCTGGTGTTGCAACTATGGCTTTGACCGCTGGTGTTTCTGACGCGCAGATGAAGTCAGTAGTAGACGCATTTGATGGCAGTTACCCAGGTGTAAAACTTATGGCTCAGGCTATTGAGGACATCGGTATGAAACGCCTACGTGCTGAAGGCGCTGGATATGTAAAGACTAAGACTGGACGTCGACTGCCTTGTGACGATGACCGTGTTTACTCGCTAACTAACTATTTGATTCAGGCTAGTGCCGCTGAAATCTTTAAGCAGAACTTAGTAAAACTAGACAATGCCGATTTGACTGAACTTTTGATTGTTCCTGTTCACGATGAAATTGTTTTGAACGTTCCTAAAGACAATGTGAAAGAAGTTATGGAAACTGTTCGTGAGTGTATGACAACTCGCGAGGGTTGGGCAGTGCCTCTTACTGCTGGTGTAGATGGTCCATTCGAGAACTGGGGACAAAAATATGAGTAAAAGAATGATTCTGGCTGTGGACCCTGGCAAGGCTAGCGGTATCTGCTTGTTTAGTTGGGACCGAAGTGAAGAGCCTGAGTTGGTGTGGGCTGGTGAGTATTTACAGCACCAGTATGCCGAGGCTATTCGTTTGGCTATTCGCTCTTCGCAATCTGCTGGCATCAAAGTAGAAGTAGTGTGCGAGCGATTTACTATCAATGCCCAGACCGTAAGAAATTCTCAAGCGCCATACTCGTTGGAGCAGATTGGTATTTTGAGGCAGTGCTTGCTTGATGCTGGTTATCCTATGGACGACATCTCTTTCCAGTCTCCAGCCGATGCTAAGGCTATGTTCTCTAACGAAAAAATTAGAAAATTAGAATATTGGCACAAGGGTGGCGAAGGACACGCACTTGACGCAATCAGACACGCTTTATTATATATGGTAAAAAAAGGTTGGAATCCGACTAGACTTCTTAAGTAGTTGGAGATACTATTGGAAAAAGTAGATAATCTTTCACTTTTTCTGATAGTATGTATGTAATGACGAAAGGATGGCACCAGTGCCAGTAAATGTAGAACTTGACCAAGATGGCGAGCGTATCGTTATCAGCGCCGATTGGCGTTTCAAAGAATTATGTAAGAGTTTGCCAGGGTCTTCCTACGATGGAACCACTCAGTCTTGGTCTGTGCCAGCGTCTTGGTCGTCTTGTCTAGCCCTAAGGTCTACATTCAAAAGCGACCTTGAGTTGGGCGAGGTGCTAAAGCAATGGGCTGGAGCACTAAAAACAGAGTTTGTAGAGCCAGCGATGGCGCTTCGCAACGTAGAGCACTTGCCAGACGGTGAAGGCGATGCTGACCTATTCCCACACCAGCGTGCTGGCGTAAAGTTTCTAGCCACTGCTAAGCGTGCTTTGCTGGCTGACGAGCCGGGTCTTGGTAAGACCGCTCAGGCTATTCGAGGTATCAAAGCAATCAAAGACGCTGGAGAAGATGTATTCCCTGTTCTAATTGTTTGCCCGAACACTCTAAAAAAGAACTGGCAACGCGAGTTCAACAAGTGGTGGCCTGAAGTAAACGTCAAGGTAATCAAGGGCACGCCTATACAGCGTCGCAAGCAGTTTGAAGAAGAAGGCGTAGATGTCTACGTAATCAACTGGGAGTCACTACGCACTCACTCGCGTCTCGCTCCTTATGGTTCTATTGCTTTGGCACGTTGCCCAGAGTGTAAAGGTCACGACGAGCGTGTCACAATCAACAAGTGTGAAGTACACGAACGCGAACTAAATAAGATTCCTTTCAAGGCTGTGGTTGCTGACGAGATGCACCGCTCAAAAGACCCAAAGTCAAAGCAGACTCGCGCTTTGTGGGCTGCGTCAGGTGACGCTGAAATTAGATTTGCCCTAACTGGAACTCCAATCGCTAACAACGTGCTGGACCTATGGGCAATTCTTCACTGGATTTCTCCAAAGAACTGGCCTAGCAAAACTAAGTGGATTGACCGAATGGTTAGCACTATGCTCAATGCCTTTGGCGGAATGATGGTTCTTGGTCTCAAGCCAGAGATGGAAGCCGAATTCCACGCTACGGTTGACCCACACATGAGACGTATGCTCAAGGCAAACGTTCTGCCTTGGTTGCCTCCTGTAGTCAACGAACGTCGCGACGTAGAAATGTCTACTAAGCAAAAGAAGGCTTACGAGCAGATGCGTGACCACATGATTGCTGAACTTGAAGGCAGCGGTCCAGTAGTAGCGCCTAGCGTTCTCACCCAGACTACTCGCCTACACCAATTCGCTAGTTCATATGCGGAAATGGTTATCGACGAATTGACTGGCGACCAGAAGGCTATTTTGTCAGACCCCTCTTGTAAAATCGATGCTCTTATGGATGATATTGATAACGGCGATTTCGGTGACGACTCGGTGGCGGTTTGTGCTGTGTCTCGCCAGTTGCTAGAACTTCTGAGTGCTCGACTTGAGAAAGCCAAAATTCCTCACGGAATGATTACTGGTGCCCAGAATGAAGACGAGCGCCAAAAGGCTATCGACGATTTCCAGTCTGGTCGCATCAAGTGGATTCTGTTCACTGACAAGGCTGGTGGTGTCGGTGTCACCCTGACAGCGGCACGTCAATTGGTTATGCTTCAGCGCCCTTGGTCACTTGTTGACCACAAGCAGGCGTTGGACCGCGTTCACCGTATTGGCTCCGAGATTCACGACTCTATTCTTATCATTGACTATGTCACCGAGGGAACTATCGAAGAGCGCGTGATTCAAGTATTGGAAACTAAAGCAGAAAACTTTGAGCAAATTGTTAACGATAAATCTCGTTTGCTCCAGTTGCTAAAAGACGACAAGGCAGGTAATCTGTAATTATGAATGACGTAACTACTACACCAGAGGTTGAGGCAGAACTCCCATACACTCTGTCTAACTCAGAGATTCAGGTATTCAAGGACTGCCGTCGCAAGTGGTGGCTCAACTATTACCGACGTCTTATGCCACGCAAGAAGGACTACACAGGTGCTCTTGCTCTAGGTTCTCGTATCCACGAGGCTCTAGACCAGTATTACTCGTCAGACATGACTAAAGACCTACTAGAAGTTCACGCTCAGTTGGTTGCTACCGATATGGCAAAGATGATTGAGGAGTTTCGTGATACCCACGACCTCGAGGCTGAGGCTGAACTTGGTCGAATTATGCTGGAGGGCTACCTACAGTGGATGGACGAAGAAGGTATCGACTCTAACCTAGAGAAGATTTCTAACGAAGAGATTATCTCTATGCCATTGTTTGACGGCAAGGTGATTCTTCAAGGCAAGTTGGATATGCGAGTTCGTCGTAAGAACGACGGAGTTCGTATGTTCCGCGACTTCAAGACTGTTGGAGGTTCTTTCTCGGACTTTGCTAATCAGGCTCAAATGAATGAGCAGATTATGACTTATATGCTTTTGGAGTCTGCCCAAAACAAGGAGCCGGGTGAACGCTCCGAGGGCGGTATCTTTACTATGCTCAAAAAGGTAAAGCGCACTGCCAACGCTCGACCTCCTTTCTACGAGCAGATTGAAGTTCGCCACAACATTTTTACAATGCGTTCTTTCTGGCAAAGAATCCACGGAACCATTTCGGATTTGCTTGCTGTAAAGAAAGGTCTCGACGAAGGTGGAGACCCTAACTTCCTTGCTTACCCACGTCCGGGTAAAGACTGCAAATGGAAGTGCCAGTTCTACACTATTTGCCCGCTAATCGACGACGGAAGCGCCGCCGAAGCAGCAATCAGTGAGATGTATGAGGTCGCCGACCCATATGGATATTACGGAAAAGACGAAGAAAAGAAAGGTAGTGAGTAAGCATGTCAGATGTACAGCGTTCACTAACTCTTATGGTCTATGGCGAGTCAAAGGTTGGTAAGTCAACCTTTGCAGTTACAGCACCATACCCACGCCTAATGCTCGACGTTGAAGGTGGACACCGTTTCCTACCAATCAACGTAAAGTATTGGGACCCTATGCGCGAGGAGCCACCAGTGGCTGACGGCACTTGGGACACTGTTGTTGTTCAGGTTCGCGACTACGATGTAGTCCTAAAAGCGTTCCAGTGGCTACAGTCAGGTAAGCACCAGTTCAAGTCACTAATCATCGACTCAATCTCTGAGTTGCAGGTCAAGTGTATGGACAACATCGCAGGAACCGAACAGATGAAGATGCAACAGTGGGGCGAACTACTTCGCCACATGGGTGCGCTACTTCGCGACCTTCGTGACCTAACTATGCACCCGACTCAGGCACTCGAGGCTGTAGTGTTGACTGCTATGGCAAAGCGTGGTCAGGACAACCGTATGCACCCTTATCTACAGGGTCAGTTGGCTGTTCAAGCACCGTACTTCTACGATGTCTTGGGATACATCTCTATGGAGACTATTCCAAATCCTGACCCTACCCAGTTGCCTTACAAGGCTCGTCGTATGTATGTAGAGCGTACCGACGACATCGAGGCTGGAGAGCGCGTTCAGGGACGTCTCGGTTCTATTGTTGAGCAACAGGACTTGGGAGTCGAGCGTATGCTCGATATGATTTTTGGTCAGAAAACTGAATCAAAGAAGAAGTCGTCAACGGCAACCGCCTAGACGATTCGTTAACGAATAGACAGGAAAACAACAGTGAGTTCACTCAACTGGGGCGATTTAGTTAAGGATGCTGGCGAATCTGCTAGTGGTTCTTACGAGCCGTTGCCCGACGGCGACTACGACCTCAAGGTACTTGAGGCAACTTCTAGCGTAACTTCGACTGGCAAGACCATGTTCAAGATTAAGGCTGAAGTTCAGGGAGGCGCTTACAGCAAGCGTCTCGTCTGGGATAACCTAGTTATCTCACCAGAGAACAAGAACGCACTTGGTATCTTCTTCGCGAAGATGGCAGCACTAGGTGTGCCACGTGAGTTTTTCTCAAACAACAACCCGACTAACGCTCAGATTGAGGCATCAATCAGCGGTAAGTCTTTCCGCGCTAACATTGGTTCTCGCGTGTGGCAGGGAGACCGTCGCAACGAAATCAAGAAGTACTACGTTGGCGTGCCAGCGGGTTCTCCAGCACCAGCCTCTGCTCCAGTAGAAGCATCGGTTCCACCTGCTCCACCAGCACCACCTGCTCCACCAGCACCACCTGCTCCACCTGTGGCATCAGCCCCAGCGGACGCGCCTTTCTAAAAGGTAAAAATGACGGATGGACATCGCCTACTATTTTGGTAGGCGGTGTCCAACCTTTTTAGCGAGAGTATATGTCAAAAATTTTTATTACTGGAATGTCTGCTCAGCACGCATCTCCTAGTTCCAACCAAAAAAACCTAAACTTTGCTGGTGTCGTAAGTAGCGTACTTGAGTCATCTGGTCACGAAGTGACTTGGGCTAGCCCAAGCGTTTATATGACTAAAGAATCACTAGATGCCTATGATGTCGTCTTAGTTGGGGTCTGCCCTATCACCAGCGTCGGTGCTAACAGGGTCTACGGAGCACTAAGTGTTATTAGTTTGCTTTGGGGTAGCAATAAACTCAGATTATTCGTTGATGGACCTAGCCAGTCTCAGATAGAAGTGTCCCTTAAATCTTCACTATCTAACCCGCAAAGCATTGTTAAATCTTTCTTTTCTTATAGAAAAGAATACTCAAATGTATCATCTGACTTAGATATTCAATCAAGAATTATGAATGGCATTGAACTGCTGTTGAATGAAGATTGGGTCACTACCATTGTGCCGTCGCTACCTTGGACTCAGTTTGAGCATATAAAACTTAGTAAAAATGCTAAGTCAAACTTGGAATTAGTCAACTTAGATGCTCACCTAATTATCAATCAGCCAACTTCTAATGAAAAAGCAGAAAAATGGTGCGTTGATTCTTACTCGTCTAAGTGGTCAAAGTCAGTAGTATCTAGCCTGACACTCCCGCACTCTCCTATGAAGTGGAGTAAGGGTTGGACTGACGAGCAAGTTATGTCCCAAGTCAGTAGGTCTGTGGGAGCAATCATAAGCCCAGACCAAAGAGACGGCACTTGGTGGTCTTATAGGTACATACAGGCACTAAACTCTAATACACCGATTGTTACTGATTGGAAAGACAGTCAAAGTCTGGGTTTTGAGTGGACTATTTTGGCTTCATCTATTGAAAGCATGTCTCAGCAGAAAAAAGACCTGTTAGCAACCGCTCAAAAAGAACTTTATGTAGCATCCATAGACAGCAAGAAAAAATCAACCGACAAGTTAAAAAATATTTTAGGAGTCAAATAATGAAAAAAGTAAATTACAACTGGGTAAAAGAGCAGTTTTCTAAAACTTCAGTAACTGTAGGAGTGGGTAATGCCGTCCTTGACTTGCTTAAGGTTTGGGAAAAGTCAGCGCCAGCAGATTTAGAATCAGCAAAAAAGGCAGTAGAGATATTCTCTAAGGTTTCACTAGGGCACGCCTTAGTTGAAGACTCGGTTGCTAGCGAAGTATGGCAAGAAGTAATGCCTGGCTTTATCAAAGTGGCTGACGTAGTTAGAGTAAAGTATGACGCTTTTGATGGCGAACTAGGTAGCCTACACAACGGCAGGGTTGGAAAGATTGTAGCAATCCGCTCTGGAGATATTATTTTTAAATCCACAGATGACGTAGAGCCATTAATAGATGGTGCTCACTATCAAGCCTCGAAACTAGAGAAAAAGATTAGATAGTGAAAGTAAAGTTGTCGTTCACGGTAAGTGGCACTACCAATAGTAATATAATAAGAAGAGCCAATCAGGTTCTGGCTGACTATCTAGATTGCCCAGCCGAAGAGGTTTCATCCCTAGCAGACGTAGAAATACAGGTGACTCAAAAGTCCCTATCCGAACCTACCCCTGAAGGACACTTGGAAGATTATATAGGAAATGTATTTGCAAGAATCAAGTAAATCTGTTATTATTTCTGTAAATGACACAAAGACAAAATGAGGAACAATGCAAACATTCATAACAAGTAAGTACAGTACTGATATTGCTAGAGACTTAGACAATAAGCGCCTACACAAGCAGGCTCTAGAGGCTTGGCAGATTTTGATGGTGCTCTGTGAAGTTGACCCTGAGGGCAACGAACGTAAGCCTAAAGGCTGGGCAAACCACCCTGCCGTCAAGATGTGGCGCGGTAGCGAATACTACCTCTACTACTATGCCTGCAATATGCTCGACGAGTGGAACAAGCGTGGCTTCAAAAGCACTCTTAGAACTAAGTTGTGGAACACTGTATTGGCTGCCGATAAAAAAGGTATTATCAATATAGGCGGAGGCATCAACGAACCATCTTGGTGGCTCAATGACGAGATTATGAGTAAGGTCATATCTAGCCACAGGCGTGCCCTTTTGGTCAAGAACTATGAGTGGTATCACAACAAAGGTTGGGAAGAAGATACTGAGTGGTATCCAGAAACCTACGAATACGTCTGGCCTAATCCATAAATATAATTAATTTGTCGTAAGGGCTAATTTCTATTTATAGTAATGTATAATCTTATAGAGGTTATACATTGAAAGATTCTAGAATTGGCGAACTCCTTTGGAGTGAGTGGACTGGCTTTGGGCACTCGCCCTCTGCACAAGGCTCGGATTTCTCTTTTTATACCGAGGGACACATTGACATAACTAACGAGATAGTAAAGAGAGCGTTGGCTTCTGCCATCCAAAGAGATGGCTCCGTTGACTCTTTGGCTCAGGCTTTCAGGATTGTAGAAATTTGCCAACCTTTACATATCTACGCTGGTTACATCGACGGCGACAACGAATACACTGCCTGTGATGAAAATGGAATGACACTTCACGAAGACATAGTGGATGAAATTATTCCAATCACGGTGGTAGATATAAGTGTTATTTGAATCAAATAAAGATGAAGCACATTGGCAAAGCAGAGCCTTATGCGCTAAAAAAGAAAATAAGTATATGATTGACTGGTTTTTCTCAGAAGAAACCGACGAAAAATATGCTGTAAAAAACTTATGCTTTGCTTGTCCAGTTCGTAGAGACTGCATCAAGTATGCCCTTGAGACTAAAAAAATATGGGGCGTGTGGGGCGGTAAAGATGAAAACGAAATTCGTAGGGCTCTATCAGTCGATGCCAATGGGGACGAGTATCGCAGAAACAGATATCCTCAGTGTCCATACTGCTCTGCTAGAACAAGCAAACTAAAAACTTACATAATTGACCTACCGGGTGGCGGTCGTTGGACCACAGCCAGAATGGTCGAATGCACTGACTGTAACTTTGCTTGGAGAAGTAGGACCAGTGCTAACGCTGTAAATGCTTATCACAATCAAAAGTCAGACAAGAAAAACAAAAAGTCTTAGTTAGGGTTTGTAAAACTCCATATTTTTTGCCAAACGTTCGTTTTTTGGGTCTAACTCAAGAGCAGTGGCTCCATATTTATAGGCGCTATCTTTGTCTCCTAAGTTGTATGAAGCAATAGCGGCAAGGTCATACGGAAGTGCGCCCCAAGCAAATTCTTCACACAGATAGTCAAGTGGCTTTTCTTTAGCAAGCAAAGATATTTTTGCCCAGTCCAAGCATTCTTCCCAGTTTTGTTGTTCATAGTAATACTGAGATAGTTCTACGGCGGACTCACGCCTATTAGGTGCTTCTAGGTTTGCTTTTACTAGCCAATGCTCGGCTGAGTCTGGATTGCACTTAGCGAGATACCTGCAAGACGCGGCACGCTCTGGACCCCACTTAGAGTTTGGGTTCTCCAAGTGCTTGATAAACATATTGGTGGCTTTGTCATACATTTTGTTGAAGTAATACTCGCGGGCTAAGTAATACTGATTACGGTCATTCGTTGGGTCTTCTAAGACAGCCAGTTCTAGCAAGGGAAAGTATTGACCACGGCTTTTTGTATCGTCTGGATGGTGGTGAATTTCTAGTCCAATCCACTCTTGGACTTCTTCAATTCGGTCGGCGACTAAGACTTCGTGGACTGGGTGCTTCCAGCGGTATCCGTGTCGTCTGTGGATTTTGTCTCCACCGTATTGAAGACCTGGCGAACCGCCCTCAGACCACGACCAAGTGTATTGATACCTAGGACGAGTTGTCTCTGGCTTTATTTTCTCAATTTCTTGACGCCATCCATCAACGAGGACTTCATCAATGTCCAAGGCAATACAAATATCGATATCGTCAGGAAGAAGAGCAAGGCTAGCATTCCTAGCGTCATCGAAACGCCAAGGACCAATACTAGCCACAGTAACCTCAACGCCTGCGCTCCTCGCCAGTTCCACAGTCTTATCTGTAGAACCAGTGTCCAATATAAATCTGTAATCTGCTTCTTCACAGGATTTAGCCCACCTTTCAATAAACTGCTCTTCGTTTTTAGCAATTGCGTAGACTGCTATCTTCACTTCTGATTGCTCTCCAAAATACGTTTACGTAGTTCAGTGCTACTTACACCGTCAGTGTAAGGGACGTATGCCAAAATAATGTTGCGCTTGTCTAGCCAATCTTGAGTAAATCCCATCTGGGCGTGATAGTCCTTAGTTGCCCAGTCGGAACCGATAACAATAAAATCTGGTTTCACTAATTCGATTGCTGGCTTAGAGTCAGCCCCGCCAAAGTTTGGAATTACTTCGTCTACCCACTTGCAGTTCAATAAAACTTCTCTACGTTCTTCATAAGACATAATCAAAGTTTTTCCTTTGTATTGCTTAGAAAACTCATTTAGGTTTAGGGCAACCGTTACAGAGCCTAGTCTTGACGCTCTTTCTAGCAACCTGTAGTGCCCGTGGTGTGGCAAATCAAAAGAACCACCGGTATAAACTTTAGGCATTTTCTACTGCTTTCGGATTGGTATACATAATTTCTTTAGAAAGAAGCACCGAGTTTTGTTGTCTTACTTTTTCTAAAGTTTTATCTATTATATGCTTTAGACGTTCAGGTCTAACCATTAGCACGTCCATCGCGAACTTGTTGAAGGCATTTATTGTCATATAGAACTCCTCTAAGCCTTGGGTTTGACTGTAAGACTGGCTGGTTGGGTGAAACATAGTTACTGAACTGTCTCTATAAATAATTTTATTCAAGAATATGGCTAAGGCGCAGTAGGCGATATCTAGTCCCCACCCTGAGCGCATCTTCGTAAAATCTATTTCGCCCGTCTCTATTGACCAGTCTTGGAACAAAGAAACATAACCAGCCATATCTCTAGACATCGCTACGTAAATGCCGTTGGTGTTGGTGGATAAATATAGTTCTGGATATTTCTCTGACTTAGAGATGGTAGATGCGTTACCAACAAATACGTCATTTGTGCAGTCGGGGGCAAATAAAGCCAAGTTGTAATTGTCTTGGAACATTTTTTCTATGCGTTTAGTGTATTCAGGATAGTTTTCATATTTCATATCCCCAGCGTTGAAGATAAAAACATCGTGATTTGTTGCTAAGAAATCTTTTACTGCGTTGAAGAAATGACCGTAGTATCTAACATCATCGGCAGTGTGCCAATTTTGAGTTTGATTTTCTATGGAAGATACGTTGTAGAACTTATGAGCGACATCGCCGTTCGTTAGTTGCTGACTTATATCTAAGCAATTATCTATTGCTCCGTCCCAAGCAACAACGTAGGTCTTACTACTTGTCATTACTTCACCGGTAAAACGCTAATGTGTTCCCTAGGGTCAAAGTCTCCGCCCATAACCATAGTCAGAAGTCCTGGCTTTGATTCCATTCCTGAGCGGTCGCGGAACCATTCTGAGCCTGGGTCTGTGGTTGGGCACTGTAGCCAAAGTCGCTCTCCAACATCCATAGTTCTGAAGTTGTGGAAGTGTCCTGAAACCCAAACGTCAGCGTTACCTAGAGCGGTCTGACCAGCGGCGTGACCAGACAAGAACTTCATAACGTTATTTTGATTTGCTTGATGTCCGTGGAACAGACCCAGCATAGTTCCGCCAACGTTTACCGTTAGAGTTTGGTGTCCAGATGATGGAAAGCGGAACTCGATGTGAGAGAGTGCTGGATTCTCCGCGCAAGCGTCTTGAACGGCAGATGCGATTTCTACGTTCCAGCCGTCAGCAGGGTCTGCTGCTACTTGACGCGTTACTTCGTCGTGGTTTCCGTTCACCACTGGAACGATTAGACGCTCTGTTAGCGGGGCAAGTGCCTTGATTTGAGCCATAAGCAAGCGACGCGCGACGCGCACCTGCTCGGTTAGTCCAAGGTCTGAAGATGCTAGACCTTGTAGTCTTCCGTTCTGAGATACGTTACCTTCGACGTGGTCGCCTGGAAGACCTAAAACAATTCCGCCTAGGTCTAGACCCATTTTTCTAAGCCCCTTGAATCTTTCAACCGAGGCTCCAGTTAGATATAAAAGTCTTTCTATAGATTGCTCGGTTCCGCCAGAACCAGTCTTTTTACCGATTTGTTGGTCGCTAGGAAATACTGAATAATAACCGCTACCAGTTGCTTGCTTAATTCCGCGCTCTGGTCGCCACTTTTTAATTTCATCAATTAGTTTTTCTGCGTCTAATTGATTAGCGATTGTTGTCCCGATTGGCGCTAGGCTAACACGAACTGACTCAAGCCACTCTCCACTATACGTTTGCCATCTAGAGCGACGTAAAGATGAAACTGACCACGCATCTGGGTCTAGCCCAAACTCTTCTAAAACTTCTTTTGTATCTGGGAGTTGCCCCGCTGGTCTGGGGGTAGAAACAACAAATCCGCCTTTGGATTCATCTACGTCTAGCCTAGGACGCCAGTCTTCTGGAGTGTTTAGTGACTTGACATCAGAACCAGAATTACCAGGTTCGCTAAACTCTTTGAGTTTGTCAGATATGCCCATTTTTATTTACCTATTCTGGCAGCCATAAAGCAACCGCAGTCTTTGTTTCTGTGTCTGTCTACAGTGCTTAGTGCTATTTCAAAACCTTCTGATATCAAGATTTTGTGAATTTTAGTATTAGATAGTCCGCCCAGAGAGTGCGCTGGTTTGTCGAATGCTTGGATTAGAGAATCCCTATCTTCTTGAGTTAAGTCCAAAAGAATAACTCCGATTTTACATCGCTTAGTAATGACCTTAGTTGACTCTGCTTTTATTTGGTCAGATAGCGACACGATAGGTCTCTCTTTCGTATGTCGATTGTGTCTTTATGATACTGTATCGCGGCTAAAAAACTGGCTCTAACTCACCTTTTTATACGAGATTTTTTTATTGTAGGAATTGAGTCTTTTTCATTTCTCACAAGAAGGGCTTCGATTAGTTCAAGTTTTGCTGTAGTTGCTACTGCGTGAGACTCGATGCTGTTTACTCGGTCAGCAAGAGATGAACCGCCGTTCTCCCAAAGTTGGTGCTCTACTCTGTCTAGGCGTTCTGAAAGAGTGCGACCGCTTTTATCCAAGCCAATCGAGTCGCCAATTTTTCTAGCCAATTTATATATGGCAACTAGAGAGCCAATGATTACGCCTGTGGCAGTAATCATCGCTGCTATTGTGAAAATAAGTTCTTGAGCCATGAGTTAGAATAGTAATCCAATAAAGTGGGCGATTAGTCTTTTATTATTGTATCCCAAAAAAACTTAGTCAATTTGAGAGAAACACCACTTAAGTTGGCTAATTTTGGTGTCCCCAGATGCTACTATTGGGCTCATCCTTGAAAGGCAAATATGAAACGACAAACAAATTCGGAGAGGTTTTAGTAGTAACTGATGAACTCTCCCCACCAAGAAAAACTACAAAAAGCATCGGCTTGGTACGCAACTACTGGCTGGAAAATACTTCCTTGCTACGGAATCAATGACTCTGGACGTTGCACCTGTAATGGTCAGCACAGTGAGCCTAAAGACGTAGGTAAGCACCCAACGATTGGCGATTGGAATGTTCGCGCTACTGACGATGAACTAATCATTCACAACTGGTGGCAGAACTCTCCTGCCAACAACATCGGCGTTGTCTGTCAAAAATCTGGATTTTTAGTAATCGATGTCGACCCGCGCTCTGGCGGTTTAGATTCTTGGGATAAATTCTTAGAACTTTTGGAGTATGACCTTCCAGAAACTGTCGAAGCCTACACTGGCGCTTACACCTACAACGGTAGACAATCTCGCGGTCGCCACATCTTCTTCAAGTGCGATGCTGACGAAAAACTTATTGGAAATCTAAAGGCTTCTGGCTTGCCAGGTATTGATATCAAGCACAACGGCTACGTAATGCTCGCCCCTTCACGCCACGGCTCTGGCGTTGACTATGAGTGGGCTGATGGCAAAGCACCTTGGCAAATACAGATGGCGGACGCCCCAGATAGCCTGCTAAATGTCTTGAGAAAAGGCAGTAGAAAATCTTCTACTTCGCTCGGTGAAGGCGAGTGGGGTTGGCTTGGAGATTTAGATTTCAAAGGCGAGCGTGTTGATATTGCGAAAATGCTTGAAGAAGGTATTGATGAAGGCTCTCGCGCTGTAGATATCTACAAGTTGGCTTGCGCTATCTCAAACAAGTTTGGTGTAGATACCCCAGAAAAGCGTCTAATGATTGAGACAATGATGATGCGTTTCAATCACGAAAAAGTGCGTCCACCTATGGAACTAGAGGGACCTAACTCTTTGCTTATGCACACTCGTCGCGCTATGGATTTCGTTGCCGAGAACCCAGTTACTGAACTGATTTATCCAGGTCTACAAGAGTGGGCTGAAAAGAATAAAGCGCAGGCTCAAGTAAACGCTCAGAAGACTGTAAATAATTATGAACCTAGACCTAGCACTTCAGACCCTGACGACATAGAGGATTCTTCTTACCTGCCTGGAACTTTGGGCGGAGATATGACCGAGGCTGCTCGTAGCGGTATGTCTATCTCTGAGGCTTTTAGTTCTGGAAACGTAGATTTGCCTAAAGACCCTGACGCCATATCTGAAAACGAAGGTGGAACTCCAGGTAAGCGTTCGCTATCGGACACTGGAAACGGTAGACGTCTAGTAGATACCTTTGGTTCTTCTATTCGATATACACCTGGCATTGGCTGGTTTATTTGGGACGGAACTTATTGGCGTCCAGATGCTGAAGACTTAGGTATGCAAGAACTATGTAAAAAACTTGCGCCAATTATTGCTACTGAAGTCGTTCACTATGACGACCCAGATAAGCAGACAGAAGTTGTGAAGTGGTCTAGTCAGGCTAAATCAAACTCACGTTTGAAGTCTGCCATCGAGAGCGCAAACTCAGACGAGCGAATCGTTACTCCCGTAGAACGTTGGGATGGCGATGAATATTTGCTTGGTGTTTCTAACGGTGTAGTGGACCTAAAAACTGGTGAACTGCTGAAAGGTCGTCCTGACCTATTTATTACCAAGCGTGCTCCAGTCGGTTATACCCAAGGTATGCGTAACGTTCGATGGGAACAGTTTGTTGACTATGCCACTGGCGGGGATAAAGAACTTCAGGATTGGCTACAGCGTGCTGCTGGCTACACTCTCACTGGTCTAAACACTCAAGACGTTATGTTCTTGGTTTATGGTCCACCTGGTTCTGGTAAGAACACGTTTGTTGAAGCAATAGTCAAGGCTTTGGGCACTGCTCAGTATGCGTGGCCTTTGGACTCAAACATTCTTGCTGATGCTAACGGACAGTCCTCTTCTACTGACCTTTACCACTGGGCTGAGTTGCGCGGGCGTCGTATGGTTTGGGTGGACGAGTTGCCTGAGTCCGAGCGTCTAAAAGAGAACGCAGTAAAGAAGTTGACAGGTTCGTCTGAAATTTCTGCTCGTTCTCCAGGTGAGAAGCCGTTTACTTTCAAGGCTATGGCTAAGTTGTGGGTCACAACAAACCACCGACCTATGATTACTGACGATGCTATGTGGCGTCGTCTACGACCGATTCCTTGGAGCAATGTCCCTGAGTCGCCAGACCCAGACCTAAAGGCATACTTGTTTGACCCTGAGGGTGCGCTTCCAGCAATTCTTTCTTGGGCTGTCGAAGGCGCTATCAAGTATCTTGGCTCTAGTGCTCGCGACCCGCTTGGTTGGTGCACCGCTGTGTCCGAGGCTGCTGACATCTATCGAAAGAACGAAGACCGTATCGGTATGTTCTTGAACGAAGAGAGCAAGGAAAGCGAAGGCGCAATCCTTAGGGTGAAGGAACTGTATCAGATTTACCGCGCTTGGTCTGAAGACCGCGGTGAGAAGGCTATGACTCAAATTGCTTTCCAGCGCAAACTTTCAGACCGTGGTCTAGGAATTATTGGTCAGGGAACTAACGCTGAAATCCAAGGTCGTATGTTAGTGCCTAGGGCTGTGCCACAAAACACGGACGTAAACTGGGCTTACGCCACACGATTTGGTTCACTATAAATAGTGATAGATTAAAGATGTGTTGCGGGAGAGCATCACAGGCGGGGGGACTAGGGTTCCTTGTGCTCTAGTCCTCCCTAAATAAAGAAAGAAGATACGAAATGAAGATTTTTATTGCGACTCCTATGTATGGTGGAAACTGTAAAGGTATCTATACAGAAAGCCTTATCAACTTGATTGTTGCCTTGGCTAATAAGGGACACCAAACTGTCTACTCTAAGGTCTACAACGAGAGCCTAATCACTAGGGCGCGTAATGCTTTATCTTATGAGTTTGAGAAAACCGACTGCGATGCTCTCTTGTTTATCGATGCGGACCACTGGTTTGACGCTGACCACGTTGTAAAAATGATTGAGTCTGGCGTAGACCTTATCGGTGCCATCTATCCAATGAAAAACATCAACTGGGATATGGTTCGTAATGCTGCTGTCAAAGGCAAGGAAGACCTAAGTCTCTATAGTGGATTCTTCTCTGCTAACTTACCCAAGGGTCAAGTAACTATCAAACTAGACGAGCCACTTGAAGTGGTGAACGTTGCTACTGGAATGATGTTTATTAGACGTAATGTTTTTGAGGCTATGAAGCCACACTGTAAAACTTATGCTCACCACGGAAACACTGGGGCAATTGATTTTAGCCAACAAGTTACTGAATACTTTGCTACTGAAGTTGACGAAAACGGAATTCTTCTTTCTGAAGACTACTACTTCTGCCGTAAGTGGCAAGACCTAGGCAACAAGGTTTACGCAGCGCCTTGGGTAAACATTACTCACGCTGGAGACTATAACTTCCCAGGCAACTTTGCTCAGACTGTTATTCTGCGCTCTCAGTTGGAGGCAGACCCTGCTCCGCTAGAGCAAGTTGATGTAGATTCCGAACTGTCGTCGGATACCACTGACGACCATTCTGAGTAGGTTCCCCGCTCTCGTTTAGGGAATCAGCAATAGCCTGAAAGGTCTTTCCTGACTTCCTAAGTGAAATGATAAAGTCCTTCAATTCTTGGGGGGCTTTATTTTTTGGACCCATATCTACGCCCCAAACGATTCCCCTGTCGCGACGGTCCTTGTGAACTTCTTTCTGGCGCGAAGCAATGATGCCACGCTCCATCTCCGCGAGCGCAGACATAATGGTGACCACAAAGCGACCTTGATAGGTGGCAGTGTCTAGGTTTAGGTCCAGCATAATTAGACGCCAGCCGTTTGTATTGGCTCTATCTATGATGCTCAAAAAGTCCTTTGTAGAGCGTGCTAAGCGGTCTATGCGGGTCACGAAAAGAGCCTTGACTTCTCCGCTGTCTAGTCTCTTTAGGGCTTCTGTGAGCGCGGGACGCCCTGAAATGGACTTACCTGAGCGACCTTCTTCTCTAACAAGTTCGATGCTGGTGTACCCAGCCAACTCAGCGGCGTGCTGTAGTTGACGTTCTTGGACATCTAGAGAGACGCCATCATTTACTTGAAGTTGAGTAGACACGCGTGCGTATAATAAAGCAGTGCCTAGGTCCGCTAGCGGTTCCATTATTCATTATTCTCTGATTTTGTCAACATTGTCTCAACTGCTTCAACTACTGTTTCTTTATCTTCATCAGTTTTCAACGCAACTGAATCGTTGATGCCAGACAATAGCATCATTCCATAATCGGTCATTTATTTTCCACCTTATATACTTCTTTTTGGCGTAGCGTAATAATACGCATACCGCGCGGTTCTTTGACATCCCATTGGTGCAAAGTTATTCTGTTGTTTTTAAACCCTGGGGAAGCGGCGTTTATTGTATATTTTGTTTTATCTGTGTCGAAACGCGAGAAATCTGTACCACCGTCGCGAGCGTATTTATAAATTTCGTAAACTGTTGCGTTATCAGGTTCATTTGCGCTGTTTGGTCCTACCCAGCCAACAGGGTTTTCGTTGGGAACCCAGTTTCTGTCAGCATCATAACGGCCAAATTGACCAGGTCCACCTTCAATACTGACACTCGCGCGTGACCAATAACTTGTTTCCACAATATCATTACTGACAACTTCAAATTTGCCGTTGATAACTGTTTCATAATCTGTTTTGTAATAAGATTTCTCACCTGGAGAGGTACCGTTAGCACCAGCCTCGATACGCATAAGCACAGGTTCGCCAGTTGTGCGCTCGTTTGCGTACCATTGCGCCACGCCAAGGCTGCGGCTAGTGGAAACTAACGGCATATCCATAACATCACCAGATTTCAAATTGGCAAGCAACGCCGCATATTCTTCGTCTTTGACAGAAACACCGCGCCAAAGTTCTGGTTGCTTGCCAGAACGCTCTATCGAGTTCACCATACCGGCTATGGCATTCTGATTCGGCGCACCCCAGCCTCGTTCAAGGTAAAACGCTGAAGAACCCCCTGGGTCGTAATCCGTTGTTGGCACAGGTAATCCAGTTAACGCACACGCTTGTTGGCGCATATAGTCAATATATTGATTGCCGTCAGGACCGACTTCCCACGCCCACCAAGTTTTTGCTGTCATACCGCCACCATTCCTTGCTGGTTCGGGTATTTCATTAGTCGGTTTCCAAGAATTCATTTCTTTTGCTAAATCTTTAAAGTTTGAGTTAGTCGAATCTTTTTCTTCAACAGTTGGCTCGACGGCAGGTAATACATTAGGAGCGTCTTCCAACCTAGGGTCAGACATATCGTGCCCACGGTTGACCATAAATGGTTTCCCTATAAGTTCTTGGATTGTAGATAACACCTTGATTGCTACGTCATAGCCATCGTCCTCTGCTACTTCAATGTTGCCACCACCGCGATATCTATATCTTTGGTCTAATACTCTAGGGTCTAGACCCCAATAATCTTTACCGTCCTGCCCCTTAAATTTTATAAACATTGATTGTAGACCTTGGTATAGCCCGCCCCTCATACCAGCCTTACTTAGGGCTTCATTGATATCTTTTCCATAAAGTTCTTGATACTTTTTTGATATTGCGTCGTCTGGCAGACCTAACCCAGTTCTAAAGTCAGAGAAAGATTCACCTGGCAATGGGTCAGATTCCAATGGATAATAATCAAAATTAGATAGTGTGCTGAAATTTCTCCAAGGACTGCCTCCATTAGTCCTATCGAACGTATTGCTGTCGTCAATCCAATCTGTGGGCTTTTGTATTTCTAAGTCACCGACTCGTTCGGCACGGTTTGGTAGAGAAGTTACGTCAGGACCTACTACTACTGCATACTCATCTTGCATATTAGAAAAACCAATAAGACCAATTACTTCACTTGGCTTTACTTTAACTTTGTAACGACCATCAAATGGAGTAAGGCTGTTTGGATACTTACTAAGGTAAGAGTTGTAGTCCCAAGCCATTCTGCTATCTAGGGATAGATAACCAGCGGCAGCAGTGGCTAAATCGTTGTGATGATTTATCGAGTTTCTGTAGTAAGTAATAAGTCCGTTTTCTGGGTCTAGACCTAAAATATCCCTAGCATAAACTTTATTTAAAGCCTTATTCATTGGGTCTATATCATCAACGCTATTTGCCCATCTGTCATTGGTGCGGAGTCCGTAAACCTTTATGCCTTCCCAAAACTCTTCTGGAGTTTTGTATTTTGACATTAGTTCTGGGTACTCGGCCTTCATTTGCGGAAATATAGACTGATACTGAGTTTTGGCTGCTTGCGTTACGTCGTTTTGATTTCTAGCAATAGGAAATCTTCCTTGACTTTTAGTGTATTTGGCAATCGATTTTTTTATTTCTACTAGTGCTTGCTCGCCAGTAATCTCTTTGAGTAGTGGTTTTGCCTTGGGCTGTTCGGTTGCTTTAGATTTTGACACGTCCAAACCGATTACTGCCTTTACGCCAGTAATGTATTTATTCTCTATTTCGTAGACACCCTTAGGGATATATTTATCATCGTCTACTCGAATCTTTGACCAGCCATAGCGGTCGCTGCCTATAAATATTCCATAGCCAATTGACTTATTTTTTACCCCCGGAATTTGTATGTCAAATTTCACTGGACCATACATCTCTACCCATTTGCCGAGTCGGTCTCTTAGTTGGCGACGCCAAGCCCCTTTATTAGCGCCATCATTAATCATTGGTTGGTCTTTCTAGGTAGTCTTATATAATTTTACACTGACTGTTGCCTATGTATTCGTGAGAATAACTCCAGCGGTTAGGGTCTATCTGCCAGCGCATTATGCGTTTGTTGTCCGAGCCGTCTGGACGTTTCATATGGTTCTTAGACGTAGGCTTCCAAACAGTCGACTGGTCTCGGTATCCACCTAGTCGGGGGTGGCTAGTCTTTGAGAAATAACGCTTGCCGTTATCAATGTAGTGCTGAGCAACGGCTTCAGATAGTTTAGGTCCTAGCCCAAGCCCTTGGTAGTCAGGGTGGATTACTAGGCGATGCTCTCTAAATGAGTTCTGCACTGTGCCAGATGGATATGCCATAGTCGCAACAAAACCTACTACTTGTCCGTCCCAGACGCCCAAATAGCATCGTGCGCTTTTGTTGAGCGATTCGGAGAGATAGTGATATTGAGCGAAGTGTTGCCAAATCTGGTTTGAGCAAGGATGAATTTCGAGTACCAATTCAGGTCGCCGAAGATACCTCCCAGACGTCCACTCGCCACGGTCAGTGTCGATAATCCAGTCTGGCTCCAAGTATTCAAGAATGTCTCGGTGGCAAGTTGCCAACACGATACCTTCAATCTCGTTTTTTCTTACGTATCTAGCCACGGCATTAGAAGCAGCCTTAGCAACGTTTCTATCAATAACAGAAGTGAACTCGTCGATGTGCGCGAAGTCGTGAAGTGAGCGTGCTAGGTCTGCTCTAAATTGTTGTCCATTAGATAGGACTGAGTATGGTTTTACCCACTCTGGCACTGACATAAGCCCAGCAGCAGAAAGTTTTTCACTAGCGTCTACAGAGTTATCAAAGTGAGAAGCGATAGACATTTCGTGCTTCCACTGTGGCTTTGGTGTTATCTCGCCATCAAACTGAGCAAGAAGTTTAGATTTACCAGTGCCAGAAGCGCCCACGATTACGCCAATTCCCCAAGACTTTGGCAGGTCTTCTGGAAGCAGGTATGGATAGAACTCTTCAGTTCCATCTGATTGGTAGTCGAAGGGGCGAATCAATTCGCTAGTAATCTCGTCCATCTCTACCTTAGAAGTAAGCGGTGTGTCCGAGCGTTTTAGCGGTTTCCAGTCTTCTGTCATAGAAATAGCCTAGCATTTTAGGTGCGACAATTACTATGTAAAACCTTGCTTTCTAAGGAACTTGATGAAACAGAATAGCCAAAACACCAATAACAGCAACGTATGTCAAGACTGTTTGGAGGTGTTTGTGGTGGATTCTCTAGCCAGAGTGTGCGAAATGAAGCACGCTGGTGTCGTGGTGGTAAAGGCCATAGATAGGCATAAACCAGAACTTAGGTCAGTCAAAGACGCTGCTTAGACTATTTCTCTCCAAAACGCTGGACACATATATTTATTGCCAGATACGATTGGTCGAGATTCGTGGTAGAACGGCTCTACTGACGGAAAAATTACTACGCTTCCAGCCTCTGGCTTTATGGTGACACCTTGATATTCGAAGTGTAGTTCCCCGCCTTCATATTCGTCGTTTAGGTAAAGAACCGCTGACATAATCGGTTTTACTCTTGGGTTGTCGCCGTAATCATCTACGTGTTCCCCCATGCTGGAGCCTTCTGCGTACTTAGAAATACTTAGCGCACTTGGTTTAGATATGCCGAGACCGTTTTTTCTAGCGTAGTCGTTGCCGACAAACAGTAGTGAAGTGTAAAAAATGTCGTAGATAAGTTTGGCGTCTACCGTAGCAACGTCATACATCTTTGAGTTAGTACTCATTTTCCAACCTAGGTGAAAGTCTTTATCGTCTGATGCAGTCCAATGCTCCCACTGGGTAAGTAAATTACCTTCGCCTAAAGTTGGTTGGATTTGTTCTAGCAAATCTACTAATTCTTTACAATTTACTATTACATTTTTGTAGTAGAAAATCTTGTCTGCAAAAACTTCTAAATTAGGCATCTTTATCCTTAAAAATTAGTCTTACTGTATACGTAGTAATCAAACTCAAAGTAGTTTCTTAGTTGCTCTAACTGCTCTTCGGTCAAAGATTCGTATAGTTCCTTAGAGTATTTATTAGTGAATACTTCTGGTGGGTGGTTTTTTAGGCTTTTATTGTAGTGATTTGTGTCATTTACATCTAATACATCTGGATAAGTGTCTTCAGTGCCTATGTAGTAGTGGAGTTCTTCTCTCAAGATGGCAAATTTTTCTTGTGAAAATTCTTCTAGTTTTATTATTTTGTTGAACTTAGCGAGTTGTGCGTCTATCTCGGCTGGAGTTTTGTAGTAGTCATATTCTGAATCTACTGCTTTGTTTATATTGTCAACCCCGTCTTCAAACAAACTAATGGTCATAAATTTTCCAAAGTTTTTTCTGGACACAAAGTAGTCCCACGCTTTATCAAATGTGAGTAACGACTGGTCTATTTGTTCATCTGATTTTAGAAGTCCGTTGGGGTCTAAGCAGATTAAGTGGCAATACTGGCTAATTCCTCGGGCTATCGGGTCTCTTAAAGTTGTAAATACATAAGAGTTTTTTGTAATTTTTTCTGAACTAAACCCAAAATGCTCGACCTCGAAAGGCGATTCTTTATGCCCTGATAGGTGGCTCCCAAGTATGCGGTCATCATAGACGAGTCTTTGCTTTAGTTCTCTGCCACCAGTTTTTTGGATATGTAGGAAATAGATTCTTTTTTCACCAGACTGAACTTCTTTTATAGGCTTTAGGGCTTTTTCTTTTTCGTTTCTTTCCTTTTGCTCAGCCTGTTGCTCTCTTACTTTTTTGATTTCCTCTTCCCACTCGGCTTTACGCTCTTCCGAATACTCGGCATCTGCGTAGTCCCAAAAAGAAACCATTGTGTATCTGGTGCCACTAGTTATCTCGGTTACGCCGTGAATGTTTTCGTGTCCACCTGGAAAAGTTATAAACATCCCAGCCTCTGGTCTAATGCTGATGCCGTGGTCAGGAAAGTAAAGTTCTCCGCCTTCGTAGTTGTCGTTCAAATAAAGAATTCCAACATACTTATTGATTTCAAAAGCATTAGGGTTGCCATCGTGGTCTGAGTTGTCTGAGTGCGGGTTGGCGTACGCTCCGACTTCCCATTTTTGAGCGTGAGAAGTGTTCGGTCTAACTGCTCTCCCGTGGGTTTCTTCCACAGCACTTTGATATCTACTTTTGATGTCTCCGAAGTAGTTTTCTGTTAGCCCGTAGTTAGTGGCTAACTTGTCAATCGGTGAAATTCCCATCCCGTAGGATTCAAAAAACGCAACGTCGTTCCAAAGATGTCCCATTGACTCAAAGTAGTCAATTATTTTTTGTATGTCTTCTTTGGGGACAAAGTTCTTATAGCCAACTATGTCGTGCTTAAAAACTACAGTTTCCATTACTCTCCCCTGTGCTTAGTTATGTGCCAGAAAAACGGGCAGGTATATCTAATACCAGACTCAATCTTTGTTACTCCGTGAACGTAATTCATATCGCCTGGAAAAAAGTATGCGGCGCGTGGCTTGGGCTTGATAGTTATGCCTTGTAGTGGAAAATAAAGTTCTCCACCGACGTAGTCGTCATTTATGTAGAAAAGACTTGCCAAATCGTAATAAGGAAAGTCATTTGGCTTTCCTCGATTGTCGCCTTCGTGCAATTCTTTGTCGGCGTGTGGGTGCTGGAATTGACCTGGCAACCATCTAACCATCGCTGGGCTGGTGGGGTTAGCCTCGACTTTAAAGAAATCTTGGATTATCGGCTTAAGTCTGGCAACCAAAGTGTCAATTATTTTTGGAATCTCTGGGTTAGCATCATACAAAGTTCTGCCAGTTGCTACTCGGTCTTTCCAATACTCTGACTCATAAATAACCACTCCGTCTTCGTTGTAGTGGGTCTCGGTTTTGTCCCAAGCCTCGTTGGTTCTAATGAAGTCGAGCAAAGTCCTATGCTCTTCTTCAGTCATAAAGTTTTCTAACTCAACGATGTTGTCTTTAGAATCCCCAAAAAATCCAGACGGAGTTATGGAAACTGGCTTTTCCTGCTCGTTGTTTGTCACATCTTGCATTATTTGTATGTCCTTCTCTCCCAGACTTCTCTTTGATAAACGCCACCGTTGGGGACTCTATATTTCTTGGCGTTATCCATATTTTTTTCGTATAGCAACTCTGCTGGTTCGATTATAACACTTGATTCCCAATTTTCTCTTTTGAAGGGGATTAGTTGGGCGTATGGAGTTCCAGCAGGTAGGACTCCTGTAAAACCTTTGATTAGAAAGAATGGCATTGTTCCGGGCAGATTTACCTTATCGTTGTCAATAATTCCGTTAGTGGTGATGAACGGCAACTCGTATCTGTTTAGCGGAGTGGTGTAGAGAACACTGTAGCCTTCTGGGACTTCTACTGCCCAATCAGCCCACCAAGCAAAGTGCTGTTCTGAGTAACCGTCTGGGTGTCTAAATTGAGGTAGGGGGTCTCTTTTTGTGCAAAAATCTTGATAGTTAGGGTCGCTAACTCTTACGTCTGGGTTGTCTTTTTCGTCAATAAAAAACTCTATGTCGCAGGGGGTTTTGTAAACATAACCAGAGCCCATAACGTCGTAGATGGCAGGACAGCCCTTCCAAGTGACAATCTTTCCGCCGTCTTGTCCAATAAAATCTTCACCTGTGTGCGGATGTTTGTAGTTTCGGTCAGCATTTTTATACCACTCAGGTATGGTTTTTATAACTGGCTCTGGCTTTGAAATGCTATTTTCGTCCAACCAAGGTCGGTTCGATATAAATTTAATTTCTGGCATTCTTAGTGTTGTCCGTAGTCTTTAGATTTATGTTTTTGACTTCGTGGCTACCAATCTTCACACGATTTTCGTCAGTGGCGTTTTTATAGAAATTTGACCATTCGCCTTGAAAGTTGTGTTGATGAACTGCGTTTCCGTATTTTCTTTTTGCGTCCCAGTGCTCTTCGGTGAAATTAGCATCTTCGACTACAATTTCGTAAGTTTCTAAATTACTAACTGACATAGGAATCACTGATGCTACGGGCGTTCCTGCTGGAATAGTTATTTCAACGTTAGGTCTAGTTATTCTCCAAGCAAGGGGAAGTTCACTGTTTAAAAAAGAAGTGCTAATTAGTGTAGTGAAGCACTGGACACCATCAATAAATTGATTAGGCACTGGCATAACCAACATAGTTGTATTTTCATCTGTCTTAAAATACAGGTTGCAGTGAAAACTTATTGTGGCATTTCTTCTATTAGTTGAGCAGTATTGGCTACCAGACAAAATCTTTACATGCTCGCCAGATGAGTTGGATATGCCGTCCCAAATAAAGGTTATGTCTTCGGGAAATGAAATACCCCAGCCCATTCGGTTGGTGAGGGTTATGGGAAAGCAATGGTAAGCGTGTTTAATGTCAGTGGCGTCCATCCAGTCTCTAGTAACTGGTAGTTGCCTTATGTCTGATGCTTCTTTTCCTGTGTCTGCCCTTAGCACCTTTATTTCTGGCATTAACTTCCTGTTTCAGTAAGAAACTCTGGCTTGTGGTACTTGTCTGAGTAGTCGGTCATGGTGACAATCGAATACTTAGTGCCACTAGTAACTGGCATCGCTTGATGCGGATACATAAAGTTCGATGGGAAAATATACAAGTCTCCAGCGCGAGGCTTAATTTTTAGATTTAGCAATCTAAAGTAAAGTTCTCCGCCTTCATAGTCATCGTTTGGATAAGCAACCATCGAAACTACGCAGTTATATGAGTAGCCGTGGTCGTGATGCTCCATAAAGTGCTGATTCTTCTCGTATTTGATGAAGTTCATCGCTTCCCAGTAGCGGAGTTCGCCGATGTTTAGTCGACGTGAGTAGTCCTTTAATGGATTGATTTGTCGGTCGTAAACATCTTGCCAGAGTGATTGTAGTTTTATAGAGGCGTCGCTAGTGTCTCGCGCTAAGTCTGATTTTTTAATCTTGAAGTCGTAGCAGTCGCGGTATTCTGGCATCTTTTGTTTATAGCCAACTAAGGCTTCTTGATAGGAATACTTAATATCTGGATTGAGAATTACATCTTCCAGTCTTTTAGCAACTTCTAAAGACTCTGGAATTACGTCTCTATAAACATATATGCCAAATCCAAGTTCTTCTACGGAAGACCAAGTCTGCTCTTCAATTTTATAATAATCTTGGATTCTTTGACTTTGAGTTTCAATATCTGATTTGTCCATTTTTACTCCGTCTTGTTGGATGAAAAAATGCTATCACAAAAACTAAATTTTAATGATTACTCAAACACGCCTGGAAAATATGGTGGAAAGAAAGGCGGGAAAAATGGCGGAGCAAAATATGGTGGGAAAAATGGCGGGAAGAACGGTGGGAAGAACGGCGGGAAAAATGGTGCCACTGTATCCACAGAATTAGAGTAAGCAGAGAAAGTAGAGTTTCCGTTGGCGTTTTGTGCCAAAACTCTATAAGCATTGGTAGAGTTTCCCGCACCTTCTTGGGTTACGGTTACTGACGTAGAAGCCGTTGAACCGCTCTTGCCGTCATCGCACTGCCAAAAATAGGTACTGATTGCTTTTCCACCGTCTGCAGGTGGTGACCAAGTTACCGAGTCTTGGTCGGCAACCGAGGAAGATGCGGTGGGGGCTGATGGGGCCGCTGGAACAGTGGTTGCTGTAATAGAACTAGATGGAGAAGACGGAGACGAGTTTCCGCTAGTGTTTCCAGCAATTACTGTAAAAGTGTAAGCAGTGTTCGAACTAAGTCCATTTACCGTAATTGGAGAAGACGTGCCGTTTACGGTTATGCTACCTGGGTCGGAAGTTACGTAATAAATAGTCGCTGCTGGTGAGCCGCCTGGTAGTGAAAAGGAAACAGTAGCGGCAGCGTTTCCAAACGCCCTACCAGTTCCGACGTCAGTAGCGGATACGCTAGTTGGCGCTGATGGCTGTAGAAAGTCGTTTTGTTGTTGCGACTTTCTTCCTGCTCTTTTGGACATCTAATTTCTCCCGTATTACGCTGTCAAGTCACCAAATACTAACCAAGTGTCTGTGGCTCTCTTGAGTAGTGTAGCAGAGGACCATTGGGTTCTAAGTTTTAGACCAGGGGTTGCGTTCACAGTTACTCCAACTGCTCCAGCAATAGTTACCTGACCAGTTCCAGTTTGAATGATATCGATAGTGGTTCCTACTGGATAGGCTACGTTGGCGTTAGTTGGAATAGTTACTGTTTTTGCAG